GGTCCCTGTCTGGCTGCGTCGGCAACTGGAGGAAGGCATGGAGGTGGCAGCATGAGCATCGTTCCACTGACTGACATGCAGGCCATCGACCAGATCGTGGTCTCTGGTGACCTGTCGAGGCTGACTCCTGAGCAGCGGGTGTCTTACGTGCACCACGTCTGCCAGTCGCTGGGCCTCAACCCGGCCACGCGGCCCTTCTCCTTCCAGCAGTTCCAAGGTCGGCTGGTCATGTACGCCACGAAGGACTGCAGCGAGCAGCTGCGTCAGATCCACGGCGTCAGCGTGCGGATCACGGGCCGGATCACGGACACCGAGGGCGGCGTCTACACGGTCACGGTGCGCGGCCAAGACAAGGAGGGCCGACGCGACGAGGCAAGCGGGTCGGTGAGCATCACCGGCCTGCGTGGTGTCGAGCTTGCCAACGCCATGATGAAGGCCGAGACGAAGGCCAAGCGTCGCCTCACTCTGAGCATCTGCGGGCTGGGCTTCCCCGACGAAACGGAGATCGGCGATGGCGGTCCTGCCCTGCAGCCTGTGCGTGCCGTGTCTTCTGACCGGCTGGCCAGGCTGAACGCGCTCACTGCTGCGGGTCCCACGTCGGATGGGCCCGTGGCGGCTCCCGTGGCCCCGGCGCTGGCGGCGTGCGACCCGCCGGCGCCGAGGGCTGCGACCGGCACGGAGCAGGTGCCGGACCCTGCCGCCACGGATGGCGGCGAGGTGAGTCTTGAGGATCTGGCCGAGCAGGTGGCTGCGTTGGCCCGAAACACGGGTCAGAGGCGCACCGCCATGCAGGCACTGGCCGCAGCCAAGAAGAAGGGAAAGACACCCGAGGGCACCAGGGCGGTCCTCGAGGAGTGGCACGAGGCCCTGAGCAATCACCCTGACAACAGCAAGGAGATCCGACTGTGAACATCATCTGGAACAGCAGCGAAGACAAGCCGAAGGCAGACAAGCCAACGAACAGCGTGCTCCCCGAGGGCACCTACACCGCCGAGATCGTGAAGAGCGTGGCGAGGCAGAGCCAGTTCGACAACGTGAAGACGCCAGACAACCCGGAGGGCTGGGAGTGGAGCCTGTGGCTGGACGTGCACCAGAACGGCACCAGGTCTCGGGTGTTCGACAGCATCGCGGTCACCCGCATCAGCCGGATCAACGAGGTGCTGCGGGCTACGGGCCGACCCGAGCTGCGTCCCGGCAAGGATCACCGCTTCGAGGAAAGCAGTCTGGAGGGCGAGACCGTTCGCATCCGCGTGTACATCAGCAAGTTTGGCAAGCCCCGCGTCGGCGAGTACATGAAGGCCGAGGCCGCGCCGTCCAAGCCCGTCAAGACAAAGGTGCAGGTCGATGACATCCCGTTCTAATCCGCAGGCACCTGGGGTGACTCAGGGATGGTCTAACACGTGGCCGCGCCCTGCGGCGGCTGTGCCACGCAAGATGCCGCATACGAGCCGACGGGCCTGCGGCGATGCGGGTGTGAGTCCCGCTCCCTCCCCTCGTGTCCTGCTGTGGTTCTGGCTGGGCTTCGCCTGGGGCGTCGCCGGGTGCTGTGCGTTCACGCTCGCGGCCCTTGGCCGAGGCTGGGTGGAGGCGTGGCTGTGAGTGACGATCCCCTATCCCAGGCTGTCGGCGAGCTGGAGTGGACGCGGGAGCGGCTGCGGCAGGCGCTGAACTGCCTGCAAATCTCTGACGCCCGCATCCAATCGCTTACGGAAGAACTGCAGCGCGCCAAAACGTGTATGGCCATGGACCGCCTGAACAGGCTAGATGACGAAATTGGCGTCTCGCCGCGCCCTACGGGTCCGGTCCGAGCACGCATGCTGCGCGAGGCGGCGACCGTGACCGAGGAGCGCGGCAAGACCTACGGGCCACCAGCCGAACACTTCGAGCGGACGGTGCGCGCGGCGTATGCCCTGATGCCTGACCTGTTCGCTCGGCCGCCGGAGCCTGAGGACTGGGGAAAACTTATGTGCATCGACAAGTTGGCCAGGGACGCCGAGGTGGCCAAGGCCGACAACATGATCGACCTGGCGGGCTATGCGGCGTGTGTGCACGAATGTCGGTCCGTGGATCAAGCGACCGACACTTCTTCACAACTGTAGTGACTTCTATCCAACGGCAAGGACGCCATGCCTGACACCGTTACCGCCGAGGTCGAGGCTGCGATGCAGCTGCTTGGGTTCATCTTTGAGCCCGGCGACCTGATCGAGTTCCGCACCATCGGGACCAGGCCCAGCCAACACTGGGCCACACTGCAGGAATCTTCAACCTGCTTGAACGTATTGCGGGCGTACCCGGCAGGCACGCACGTGTACTTCGGAGCCAACCCGCGCAAAGAGCGCGGCGGTAAGGCCGAGCACGTCGGGCTGGCCCGCTGCCTGTTCGCCGACTTCGACGGTGGCGTGAGCGTCCAAGAAGCCAGGCGTCGGTGGACCGAGGCACTGATCCCGGAGCCCACGGTGATCGTGTCCACCGGCGGCGGCGTGCATGCCTGGTGGCGGCTGCTCGAGCCCATGGAGGACCTGAAGGCGTGGACGGCACGCCAGAAGGCGCTGGCCATCCGGCTCGGGTCGGACCAGGCCGTGACCGACGCACCACGGATCATGCGTCTGCCGGGCTTCCGAAACTGGAAGTACCACCACCAGCCGCTGTGCGTTGTCGAATCGACAGAGCCGGATAACGTGTACGAATTAGACGAGTTCCCCGACCCGGTGCAGTTTGCGGCCGAGGCGGTGGACGAGCACGTGGTCCCGGGCTCGCTGTCGGACTTGTCCCAGCGGTTCCTGCACGAGGGCTTCGTGATGCGGGCCGGGCGGCGGCAGACGATCTTTACGGTCGCCTGCGACCTGCGGGCCCGTGAGTGGGACCAGGGGGACGCCGAGCGTGCCATCCTCAAGCGGGCCCGGCTGCTGAGGCTTGAGCCCGATGAACTCGCCGACGTGCCCAGGCAGGTCCGCAACGCGTTCAAGGGCGACAGGACGCCCTGTAGGGGGCGGGCTGAGGAGGTGGAGGCAGCCGACGAGTCCGAGCCCGTGAGCCAGCCGGTGGGCATCCTGGACCTGATACGGGCCAACCCGGCGATGCGGCGACCGCTAGTGCACGGCCTGCTGCGGTCCGGCGAGACCATGAACATCATCGCCGCGCCCAAGACTGGCAAGTCGTGGATGGTGCTGGACCTTGCCCTGTGCGTGGCGACCGGGCGGGCGTGGATGAACACGTACAAGGTCGAGCGGTCCAAGGTCCTGCTGATCGACAACGAGCTGCACGAAGAGACGCTGGCGGAACGCCTGCAGCGGGTCGCCAGCGCCATGGGAATCCCGCTGGAGGAGCTGGACGGGTGGCTGGAGGTCAAGAGCCTCCGCGGTGCCCTGCAGTCGTTCCAGAGCCTGGACGATGGCCTGCTGAAGCCCGTGCAGCCCGGTCACTACGGGCTGGTCATCTTCGACGCCTTCTACCGGTTCAACATTGGGGACGGTGCCGACGAGAACGACAACTCGTACATGGCCAGCACGTACAACCGGCTGGACGCCATGGCCAAAAGGCTGGACGCGGCCCTGGTCTGCATCCACCACACGAGCAAGGGCAGCCAGGCCGAGAAGGCGGTGACCGACGTGGGCTCAGGGGCCGGGTCCATGAGCCGGGCTGCGGACACGCATCTGGTCCTGCGGGAGCACGAGCTGGAGAAGCACCTGGTAATCGACGCGGCCTGCCGGTCTTGGGCGCCGATCCAGCCAGCCGTCGTGCGGTTCGAGTACCCGCGGTTCTACCCCGAGCCCATGGCCGATCCCAAGACACTGAAGAAGGCCAGGAAGGGCAAGGATGACGGCTGGAACGTTGACCGGTTCGTTGACGAGTTCTTCCCGACGCCGGCGACTGAATGGTCGTACAAGGAACTGGTGGCCTGTGGTGCCGAGGCCGGGCTCAAGGAGAACCGAGTCCGCACCTTGAAGGAGCAGGCGGTCGCCAAGACACCCAAGCGGAGGCCGCTTCTGGAGCAGGTTGGGGACGGCCGTTCGGCCAAGTATCGGAGGGCGTCGTGAGCCCTGATAACTACCCGGAGAATCTCGGGGCAAGAATCTCGGGGCCCCGAGATTACCCCCCGAGATTGGGCAGGAGAATCTCGGGGGGAATCCCTAAAGGGATTCCCCCCCGAGATTCGTCCTGCTGCCTTGAAGGACCCCGAGAATGAACCCCGAGATTCGGGTGGCGGGAAGGGCGGACCTTGTCATGCGGACCATCGCATGGCTGGAACTGGGCAGCTGGACGCCCAGGGCCGTGGCCACGCTCCGGGGTCAGGCGGCAGACAACCCGGAGCAGCTGGCCCTGTACGTCACGCTGGTCCGGAGGCTCGGTCGCCTGTCGACGTGTGCCGCCTGCCGGTGCTGGGGCGTCGAGCGGGAACGGTGCCGGTGGGCCATCACCAAGCACGCCCCAGGTCAAGACGAGGTAACCGAGTGGGCTCGGCTGATCCATGAGGCCGGGTTGACTATGGAACGTGAACGCACGGCGGGGAGAATGCCGTCATGGAGACGGTGCTGAGATGGGGTCCTTGCGACGGCGACGTGGTCACGGTCGAGGACACGGACGTGGAGATCCGTGTGCCAATCGTCTGCGGCATTTGCCTGGACGATCTACCGGCAGCCCTGTCCAAGGACATTTACACCGAGGGCATTTACCTGCACGACCCGAACACCGGACAATGGACCTACAGCGGGCGGGTGCGGTACGACAAGGCTGGGAACGCGTACGTCTCTCCGGGTTGACCCTTGAACGGGCCCACGAAATGGGCACGATGTAATCATGGGGCTGCACAGCAGGAACAAAGGCAAGCGCGGAGAGCGTGAAGCGGCAGCGGCCGTGGTCCATCACTGGAACGCCGCTGGGGCCCGGCGGTCTCAGCAGTTTTGCGGCCGCGATGGCGATGCCGACCTGACCGGCGTGCCCGGCATGCACCTCGAGGTGAAGCGATACGCACGCATCGCGGCCCTCGATTTCCTCGAGCAGGCCGAGATGGACGCGACGCCAGGGAGCGTGCCTGTCGTGCTGATGCGTGAGGACACAAGCACGGAATGGGTGGCCATGGTTCGGGTTTCGGATGCCCCGGAGTTCGCCAGGCGGCTGACGAAGCTGCTGGGCGAGCGATCGCTGCAGGTTGACCCAGACGAGCATGCAGGAGGACTGGAGTGACCAAGAAGCGCTCGGCGGCGGTGCTCGGCCCAGGCGAGATTCTGACGCCACCTCCCGTGCGGGAGAAGTACCCCGACCGCAAGCGTGGCTGGTCGGTCGAACACCACGGCAAGAACATCCACGTGGTCAAGGTGCCGCGACCCACCTGCAAGAACGTCGAGCAGTGGGTGCTGCTGCTGGCCGACAATCACGTCGACAATCCGGCCGCGAGGAACGACGTGATGACGCGGCTGCTGGCTCAAGCCGTTGAGCGGGATGCCGTGACGATCATCGTGGGCGACTACCTCGACCTAATGCAAGGCCGGAATGACAGGCGATCCAACAAGGCCGCGCTCCGTTCTGCCTTGTTGACGGACGCATACTTTGATCGGGTGGTGGACATGGGAGCGGACCTGCTCGCACCATACGCCAGTCACGTCGCGGTGCTGGCCGCCGGAAACCACGAAACCAGTTGGCTCCGCCACAACGAGAGCGACCCTACGGCTCACGTTGTACGGGCGGTCAAGGAGCGTGCACACAGTCCTATCGGAGCGGGTGGCTACGGCGGCTGGATCAAGTTCCAGTTTCAGGCTGGCGGGAATCACCTCTCGTACACGATGCGGTACCAGCACGGCACGGGCGGCGGTAACAGCCCGATGACCATGGGCGTCCTGGACGCGCGGCGCATGTTCTCGTGGATCGAAGGTGCGGACACCATCGTCATCAGCCACAACCACGCGAGCAACGTGGCCGGGATTGCCCGCGAGTATCTGTCCTCCCAGAACGGCCAGTATCGCATTGAGACACGGCACTGCGACTTCATCCGCGTGGGAACTACGAAGGCTTCGTGGGAGAAGTCGCAGGGTGCCGCAGGCTGGGAGGTCGAAAAGGGATTCGGACCCAGCCCGATCCGGCAGAAGTGGCTTCGCTTGTACGTCACATGGGACTACTCGGGACAGTCCAGCGGCAAGCCCCGCCTCGCGTGGGAGGTGCACGATGCCCAGTGACTACCGCACCAGGATCAACGGCCGCACCTGGCGGGTTCAGTTTGTGGAGGCCAAGGCAATGGGCAAGGCGTGGGGACTGTGCGACCACCCGCCTGGCAGGCACCCCACCATCAGCATCCGCCGCAGCCTCAAGCCGCAAGCCATGCTCGACACGCTGGTGCACGAGGTGCTGCACGCGGCTCGACCCGAGCTGGACGAGGAGGCCGTGGACACCACGGCCACGTCCATCGCCCGAGCACTGTGGCGTGCAGGCTGGAGGCAGGCATGAGGCAGCGTCCGCCCAGGCTGAGGGTGGGCCCTGCCCCGACGCCACGCGTGGTGACCCACCAGGCCGAGGACCGAGGCACCACGCATGAGCGTGGGTACGGCCGCCAGTGGCAGCTGCTCAGACAGGTGGTGCTGAACGAGGAGCCCGTGTGCCGCCGATGCATGGCACGCGGCCGGGTGACTGCGGCCACGGTCGTGGATCACATTCGCCCGCTACGGGACGGAGGCGACCACGACCGAGGCAACTTGCAGCCGTTGTGCGTCGATTGCCACGCGGTGAAGACGCAGCAGGACGTGCGGGCGAGAAGACCGGGGGGGCTGACGAAATGACGCAATATCGGCATGACCGACACCGGGCCCTGTCTACACGCGGCTCCCGAATCGGTGAATAGGAGGCTTGATATGGGACGCAAACCGACACCGACAGCGATTCTGCAGTTTCGAGGCAGCGAAAAGGCGAAGGTGCGCGCTGAAGAGCCGACCGGAACCGACGGGCCCGCGTTGCTGCTGCCGTTTGTCGCCAGCGACGAGCGGGCTCGCTGGTACTTCGACAGGCTGATCGAGGACCTTCGGCGGATGGGTCTGTACGCGGCCGAGGACTACGCCGCTCACAATCGCTGGGCCGCGTTGATGGCCGAGATGGAGCGTGCTGATGCGGAGGTCCGACAGGCCGGGCTGGTCATTGAAACCGCCCAGGGCAAGTGGCAGAATCCGATGAAGAAAGTCCGTGACGATGCCTGGGCTGAGGCGTCGAAGATCGGCAAGGAGTTTGGGCTAACTCCTGCAAGTCGTGTGGGTCTAGTTTCGTCGAGAAAGCAGAAGGGGGATGCCTCGGGCATCGACGCGCTCCTTAAGCCGAAGATCGCCTGACAAGCTGGCCCCCGTCGCGGGCTTCAGTGCGTCAGCCACCGCCCGCAAGGGCGACTGGTTTGACGTGGAGGAACTGCAGCGCCTGACGCAGTTTTTCGGGCTGCTGCGTCACACCAAGGGCGTGTGGGCGGGCCGCCCCTTCGAGCTGCTGCCCTGGCAACGCGACCTGCTTGGTGCCCTGCTGTGCTGGAAGCGTGCCGACGGCACCCGTCGATTTCGCAGCGCGTACATCGAGATCCCGCGGAAGAACGGCAAGAGCACTTTGTTGGCTGCGATCGGGCTCTACATGCTGCTCTGCGACCACGAGCAGGGAGCCGAGGTTTACTGCTGTGCCTCAGCCCGCGACCAGGCGGCGATTGTCGGAGACGCCTGCAGGCAGATGGTGCAGAGCAACGCCGAACTGGCGTCGAAGGTCGAGGTGTTCCGCAACGTGATCACGTTCGGCACGTCGAAACTGGAGGTGCTGAGCAGCGACGCGGGGACCAAGCACGGCAAGAACGCGTCATGCGTGATCTTCGACGAGGTGCACACATTCGCGGACCGCGACCTGTACGACGCGATGGTGACCTCGATGGGTGCTCGCAAGCAGCCGCTGCAGGTCTGCATCACGACCGCAGGACACGACCGCGAAAGCCTGTGCTGGGAACTGCACGACTACGCGGCCAAGGTACGGGACGGTGTCATTGAGGACCCGGCGTTCATGCCGGTGCTGTTCTCCGCTCCGGTCGAGGCGGACTGGAAGAGCCCGAAGGTCTGGCGGCAGTGCAACCCCTCTCTGGGTGTCACCGTGTCGGAAGAGTTCCTGCGGGCTGAGTGCGACAAGGCGAAGGAACTGCCGACCTACGAGACCACGTTCCGCCAGCTGTACCTGTGCCAGTGGACCGAGAGCAAGCGGGTCTGGATCAGCAGCGACGCCTGGGCGGCGTGTGCGTCGAGCGCGGCGGACGCCGACAGCCTGCAGGGCCGTGAGTGCTGGGGTGGGCTGGACCTGTCCACGACAACGGACCTGTCTTCGCTGGCGCTGGTGTTTCCTGCCGGCGACGGGTCGGTGGACGTGCTCACGTGGACCTGGTGCCCAGAGGAAGGCATCCGCCGGCGCAGCCGGAGTGACCGGGCCCCGTACGACGTGTGGGCGAGCAAGGGCCACTTGCACCCGACGCCGGGCTCGGTGGTGGACTACGACCACATCGCGGCCCGCATCCGCGACGTGTTCCGCCGCTACCAGGTGCGGCACATCGGCTACGACCCATGGAACGCCACGCAGCTGGCCAGCGGGCTCTACACCGAGGGCGTTCCCATGCTTGAGGTGCGGCAAGGATTCCGCACGCTCAGCGAACCGTGCAAGCGGCTCGAAGCCCTGGTGACCAGCCGGAAGATTCGTCACCCCGACAACTGCCTACTGAACTGGGCAGTCAGCAACACGGTCGTGGATCAGGACCCGGCCGGGAACCTCAAGCCATCGAAGTCGAGCAGCACGGAGCGCATTGACCCGCTCGCTGCTCTCGTCACCGCGCTCGCCACCTGGCTGCACCAGAAGCAGGACGAGCACGGACCCAGCGTCTACGAAGAAAGGACCATCACATGGGTCTGACAGACCTACTGCGTCGCTACCTCGGAGCCCCCCCGCCGCGCTCGGACTTTGAGGAGACGGTTCCCATTGGCCAGCCCGTCTCGGGTTCCGTGCAGTCGTATATCCAGACCTACTCCTACACCGGCGAGGTGATCACGCCGACGCGGGCGCTGGAGGCCCCGAGCGTGTTCAGTTGCGTGCGTCTGATCGCGGGCTCGCTGGCCCGGCTAGAGTGGCAGGTGATGCGCGAGTCGGCCGATGGCAAGGTGGCTGAGTCTGCCCACCCGCTCTACGGCCTGCTGAACTACGAGCCCGGCGAGGACTACACCGCGGTCTCGTTCCGCGAGGCCCTGATCACCAACGCGCTGCTGGCTGGAAACGGCTACGCGTACATCCAGCGTGACGCGGCCGGGCGTGCCGTGGCCCTGGAACTGCTGCGGCCGGACTACGTGAGCATGTACCGCGACGAGGCGAACCAGCCCTACTACCAGGTCTTTAGCGGCCGGTACACCGGGACCGATCCCGAGAAGTCGGCGCGTCGGTTCCGAGCGTACGACGTGTTTCACCTGACTGGCCCCACCATGGAGGGCGTGCTCGGCGTGCCGCCGATCCACCTGATGCGTGACATCATCGGGCTGGAGCTGGAGGTGCAGCGGTACGTGACCACGTTCTACGCGAACAACGCGGTACCGGCCGGAACGCTGCAGATGCCTGGCCGACTGAGCCCTGAGGCGTCGAAGCGACTGCGGGAGGCGTGGCAGGCGGCACACGGTGGTGCAAGCCGCGCCGGTCGCGTGGCCGTGTTGGAGGACGGGCTCAAGTACGACCCCATCTCCCCCAACTTTAGAGACGCGGACCTGATCGAGATGCGGAAGTATTGCCGCCAGCAGATCGCGGCGGCGTTTGGCGTTCCCAGCCACAAGGTCGGCGACACCGACGCCACCAGCTGGAACAGCGCCGAGCAGGCCGACAGCGAGTTCGTCAAGCACACCCTGAGCAGCTGGGCCACCCGGCTGGAGCAGGAGGCCAGCCGGAAGTTGATCCCCCGCGGCGAGGCATTCTGCACCCGGATCAGTTTCGACAGCCTGCTCCGGGCTGACATGAGCACCCGGTTCAACGCGTACGCGGTCGGCATCACCAACGGCATCCTGACCGTCAACGAGGCCCGCGCTCTGGAAGGGCGCCCGGCAGTCGATGGCGGCGACCAGATCCGCGTGCCCATGAACACCGAGGCCCCCGGCCAGCAGCCTGCTGAAGGGCCTACCGCGCCCGCCGAGGCGCCGGAGGCTGAGGAGCCGTCTGTGGACATTGAGCCCGACGAGATCGAGCCTGAGGCCCCCAGCGATGACAACGAGGCCGAGGACCGTGCAGCGGTCGCGTCGGTGGCCATTGCGGCGGTTCGTCCAGCGGTCGAGGCTGCGTACCAGCGTCACCTGGCCCGACTATCCGAGTATCTGATTCGGCAGCGCACGCAGGCGAAGCTCGACCGGTGGGCGCCACCAATCGACTGCCTCGATGCGGACCTGCGGTCGGTCGTGGCCGGGCTGGGCCGCCTGCTCGGTGACGAGGCCCAGGCGGTGGCCGTGCTGGACGCCGACCTGGTGCGGCACGCCCGCATGCTGCGGAGCCGCATCGGCGACATCAAGACCTTGGGCGAGCAGCTGGACGGGCTGCGGTCCATGCCGGGATCGGCCGCGGCCGCCTTGCTGGACTTGCTCAAGGTGACTCTGCTCAACCTTCCCCTTCTGGAGATCAACAATGCACAAGCGTGAGACACGAGACAAGGGCACCCTGAGCGGCGGCGAGGGCCTTCGCGTCAGCGGTTATGCCGCCACCTGGGACATTTACGATATGGGCTCATTTGAGGAACGGCTGGACCCAGCCGCGTTCAACAAGGCTTTGGACCAGGCCGACGAGATTGCCCTGCTTTGGAACCACGACACCGGCAAGCCGCTGGCCCGCGTCCGGGCTGGCAACCTCCGTCTGTGGGCCGATGAAACCGGCCTGGGCTTCGAGGCCACCCTGCCCGACACCCAGAGCGGACGCGAGGCTTACGAGCTGGTTAAGAGCGGCGTGGTCACGCAGTGCTCCTTCGGGTTTCAGGTGCGTGACGAGACCTACGAGAAGGGCGCGGCCAAACCGCTGCGGATCATCCGCGACGCCGACCTGCTGGAGATCAGCCTGGTCACGTTCCCTGCCAACGAGGGCACAAGCGTCGAGGCCCGGGCTGAGGCCCATCCGGCGCCGGCCAGGCGTCTGCGGCTGATGCCCCCGGCGTGACGTTGCCCCTTGAACCGGGTTCCTGAATTGGTCTAATGAACCCGACAACTCATACCTCCGCTCCCAGCAGCCCCTGCCTAGTGCACGCTGACTGACGAGCGAGCGATCCTCCGTGCAGCCCGTGTGGCGCACTGGCTCGAACTGCGGATGTCAACGACGAAGACAACCGCCGGGTCAGTGCGCCATTTTGCTGCGCAGTCCCGGCGATAACCCCGGAGACTGTGATGGCAACCAAGACAACCCTGGACCGCGGCGGCGACGAGTACCGCCACCTGTTCCAGACGTACCTGAGGCACGGCGTCAACCGCCTCAGCGATGCTGAGACCCGAGCCCTGAGCCTGTCTGGCTCCGGCCTGGGCAGCGGCGTCGCCCCCACGGGCTGGATCGACTTCATCGACTCGGCGATGCAGCAGGACGCAATCCTGAGCCGCGTCCGCATGGTGCAGAGTTCCGAGAAGTTCACTGCCCCCATCTACGTCGGCTCGGATGTCATCAATAACACCAGCGTGGTAGCACGCATCGACGTGACCGCTGGAGGAAGCGCCTACACCTCGGCCCCGACGGTGGCGTTTACCGGCGGCGGTGGATCGGGTGCCACGGCCACGGCCACGATCAGCGGCGGCGCGGTGGTCAGCATTGCGGTGACCAACGCTGGCAGCGGCTACACGTCTGCTCCGACGGTCAGTTTCTCGGGCGGCGGCGGCTCGGGTGCGACCGCTACTGCCGTGATCGGCACTGAGGGACTGCGCACCGAGTCGTACACCAGCAGCACGCAGTTTGCTCTGCCGCAGCAAGGCAGCGGCGGCAGCACGACCTACACCTTTGGCCTCAAGAAGGTCCACATCTGGGCCCGCGTCAGCAACGAGCTGCTGGAGGATTCAGCCGCCGCAGCTAGCGTCGAGCAGTTCCTGTTGCAAGAGTTTGCAAGCGAACTGAAGACCGAGATCAACCGTCAAATCCTGATTGGCAACGGCACGAGCGAGTGTCAGGGCGCGTTCAATTCCGCCAAGGCGTACAGCCGCACGGCCAGCACCGGCGTGGCGACCACCAACAAGGCCAGCGACATCCTGGCCGGTGCGTGGGCCTCGACCAACTCGGCGCTGTCGCCCATGGCGTACGAACAGTGGATCAACAGCGTCGCGGTGATCAACAGCCGACTCACCGCATCGTTTGACTCGACCTTCTACCCGCCGCTGTTCCCGGTGTTCATGGGCAACATGAAGCAGGGCACGACGGTCGAGGGCCTGCCGACGATTTATCACCGGCTGAGCAATACCACTCCAGCCAGCGGCGACACGCTGGTGATGTTCTTCGATCCGAGCAAGTACCTCCTCGTGACCAACTTCGCGGGTTTCACCGTGACGCGTCTGAGCGAGCGGTACGCGGACACCGATTCCACAGCCTTCGTCGCCAGCGTGCGGGCGGACGGGGCTCTCCTCCATTCCTCAGGCGTGTTGAACGTAAACCGGTCCTGAGCCCGCACAACGAAAGGGAAACACATGAACGACAAGGACACCTACCGAGGGCTCGTCGAGAAGATGGGCGCCCTCTACCGCGAGATGCAGTCGATGATCGACGCGGCGAACGAGAACGGCGGCGACATGAGCGCCGAGGACACGCAGCGCTTCGACGCGATGCAGGCCGAGTACCGCAAGCTGCAGGAGCAGCGCGAGCGGAACGTGAGCCTCATGCAGCTGGCCCAAAAGGACACCAACCTGGGCTGGGTTGAGTCGCCCGACGCTCCCGAGCGTCGCTCCGCGACCAAGGCGGTCAAGGCCAACAAGGGCACCCGCTGGGGCTCGTGGGCCGATACCGACGAGTACCGGGATGCGTTCGACTCCTACCTCCGCCGCGGCGAGCTGATCGGGCCGAACGAGCAGCGCGCCCTGAGCGAGGGTGGCACGGGCCTGGGCGATGTGATCGCCCCGACCGAGTTCAGCGACAAGATCTTCGAGCAGTTGCAGAAGGTCGTGACCCTGCGCAAACTCGCCCAGATCATGCCGATGGGGTCATGGAAGCGTGACCTGGTGATCGAGAGCAACGTGGCTTCGGTCAACTGGACCACGGAAGGCAGCTCAATCACTGACTCGCTGAGCACCAACCCCACCTTCAGCAGCGTGGTCCTCAACGCCAAGAAGCTGGCGGGTCTCGCCAAGGTCAGCCGCGAGCTGGCCGAGGACGCCCCCGCCCGCGGCCCGGGCTTCAGCCTGGAGAACATCCTGACCAACTCCTTCGCCAAGGGTTTTGCGGAGAAGGAGGAGCAGGGCTTCCTCGTGGGCACCGGCGCGTCCGGACAGCCCACTGGCATCCTGACGGTCGGACCGTCTGCCACGACTGCCTCGACGGGTCCGTCGGTCGGCAAGCAGTTGGCCGCTAACACGGCGATCACTGCCGCTGAGATTCAGGACCTCGTGTACAGCCTGCCGCGTCAGTATCGCCAGCACCCCAGCTGCGCGATCCTGGTGAGCGACAAGGTGCTGCAGTTCATCCGGCAGGCGCCGATTCTGTCCAGCTCGACAACCACCTACTTCTGGCAGCCGAGCGGCGTCCTGGGCGAGCCCGACCGCGTGATGGGCATTCCGATCTACGCGTCGCATTACGTGCCCGATCCGGCCACCACGTCGACGGGCTACACCGGTGGCGGCATCTGCGGCCTGATCGGTGCGTTCGACTTCCTCGTGATTGGACAGCGCAGCCAGTTCTCGCTGCGTGTGCTCAACGAGCGCTTCGCGGACGAGGACAACATCGGCATGGTCTGCACCAGCCGGGTTGACATCAAGTACACGCAGACGGACGCGTTCCGATTCCTGCGTGGCAAGAACTGATCTGAGTGACTGACAGCAACCCCCTGGGGAGGGAAACCTCCCCAGGGGATTTCGAGGACGCGATGAAGGTCAAGATGCTGCAGACCGTCGGGATGGCTAGCGAGGGCTACGGCGAGGGTCTGGTCTACGACCTGCCCGATGCCCGTGCCATCGAGTTTTTGTCCCTCGGCTGGGCCGAGCGTGCTGACTTCCACCCGGACCAGCCGGAGGCATGCGTGAAGCCCGAATGCTGCCGGGCTGCAAAGAAGGGGGCGCGGCGATGAAGGCCAGCAAGTTCGCGCCCTTCATGCTGCGTCGCGGCGACGGCTCCACGCTGTCGCTGGACTTCACCACGATGTCATCGCTGGACTCGCGGTTCACCTACACGAGAAACAGCATCGCCACGTTCATCAATTCCAGCGGGCTGGTTCAGCAGGTCACGGCTGCGGCGACGAACGATCCGACGAAAGCCCGCTTCGACTACGACCCGACCACGCTCGCTCCTCGCGGGCTGCTTCTGGAGGGCAGCGTCACGAACCTGCTGCCACGAAGCGAGGACATGGGCACGGCAACATTCCCGGGTTACGGTGTGCGAACCAATCTGAACACGACCGGATGGACAGGCCAATCATCTCCTGACGGCGCAACTACTGCGGTCAAGTTGATCCCGAACACGACGAGCGGCTTGCATTATCTGGGAACCGGCGCGAACACGATTGTGAGCGGCACGACCTACACGATGTCGGTTTTTGCCAAGCCATCAGGATATGGCGTTCTTGGATTGGTCACGACAGGGCCGCAGACTCGTGCTTCGTTCAATCTGGCCGGCAATTCATCGTCGGGCTATGGCATCACCAACACGCGGACCATCACGCCCTATGCGAATGGGTGGTATCGCGTCACGATGACATGGACGGCATCGCTAACCAGTACCGATGTTTGGCTGGTAGTGCAAAACACCGAGCAAGATCCGGCAACGAACTGGGTCGGTGACAACACCAACTCGATGACCGTTTGGGGCGCACAACTAGAAGCCTCATCCGCTGCCACCTCGTACATCCCTACGGGCACAAGCACCGTGCAGCGAGCGGCGGATTCGTGCGACATTACGGGAACCAACTTCTCCTCATGGTGGCCCGCTAATCAGTCGGAGTTCACCGTGCTGTGGACTGGCGACATCACGCGATCTCCGGCGACCAATCAATTCTTGTGGTTGAATCGCAATAGCGGCAGCACATCAAGATCGCGTGGCTATGTCACGACAGGCAGCGTGATTCGTGCTAATGCGGTCGCTCTGTATGACTTCACGGCGTCGCCAGCCACGAACGCAACCGTAAATACCGTGTTCAAGCACGCGCTCGCCGTGAAGACAGGCAACTCCGCCATGTACGTCAACACCGGCACGACTATCGGATCGGAAACCACGACCACGGCACTGGGCAGCGGCTTCGACGCGGACAAGATCATCTTCAATCCGAACGCCGACAACTTCATGCACATAAGGACGCTGAAGTTCTGGCCGCAGCGATTGCCCAACGCAACCCTAAACGGACTGGTTACATGAGCGACTACTACCTACGCACCACCACCGAGGCCGCGATGGCGAATGCGTTCCTCGCCGCAGGCATCACGATCCCGAACGTGGACGGGCAGATCATCGACGGCACTGTGATCGACTACAACGGCATCCGGCTTGATCTCGGCTGGATCGGCCCGGTGACTCGCATCGTGGACGGCGAGCCTGTCACGGATGCTCGGTTCCACGCAAACCTGCGGGTAGCGGGTGAACTGCCGCCGGAGGTGCTGGAGGAACTGCCGATCCTTAACCCGCCGCCTGCGGTGCCGATGAGGGTTTGGGCATGAACCAGAACATGCGCACAACCCTGTCTGATACGGGTGCTTCGTCGCCTGCCATTTCCGCGTCCGACGTAAAGACCCACGCCCGGATTTATCACAGCCAGGACGACACCTACCTGAGCACGCTCATCACCACGGCCACGCAGATCATCGAGCACGAGACACGCCGGGCCCTGATCAATCGCAGTTTCGCGTATCAGCTGGAGCGATTCCCCGAGGATGGCGAGATCATCCTGCCGCGGTCGCCACTCTCCAGCGTCACTAGCGTGACCTACACCGACTCTGCCGGGTCGACCCAAACGCTGGCCGCGACCGTGTACCACACCTACTCGGTGAACGGCGTCGGCCGGGTCGTGTTGAAGAGCACCGAGAGCTGGCCAGCCACCCAGGGCACCGGCGCCCTGGACGTAACGGTCAATTTCGTCGCGGGCTACGGGGCGTCGGCGTCGAACGTGCCAGCAGCCTTGCGGCACGCAGCCCTGCTGCAGGCGACGCATCTGTACGACAACCGCACGGCCGTGGGCCCGACGCAGCTCTACGAGGTCCCGATGACCGTGCAGCGTCTGATCGTCCAGTACCACAGCGGGGAGTACGCATGAACCCGGGCTACATGCGGACGCCACTGGCTGTCTACAACCCGACCGACTCGACCGACGAGTTCGGACAGGTCACCAGCAGCAAGGCCACCAGCACGCTGACCGTGATGGCTGCGATCAACGAGGCGAGCGCGGATGAGCGAATGAACCATCGCCAGCTGAATCAGATCGTGACGCACAAGATCCGCACCCGCTGGCACCCGGATATCACGCACCGATCCCAGTTGCGGACGGTGGCCCAGGAGCAGGGCAAGGTGCAGACCACTTGGGAGGTTGTCACCGCCATCGACTGGCAGGAACGGCGTCAGTACCTCGACCTGGTCTGCAGGCAGATCGTGACGTGACCCATGGGCGATTTCCCGCGATCCCAGCTCAAGGATTACCTGGTCCAAGGCATTCCAGAGATGGAAAAGGCCATCCGAAACATGGTCGATGAGGACCTGTCCAAGGCAATCCTGTCAACGCTGCGCGAGATCGGCACGCCGACCCGGGACGCCCTGGTGCGGCACTACAACGATGCCCCTGCCAAGCATGATGGCGAGAGCACGGCAAAGGCCCTGCAGCATCGCTGGTGGAACCGGAACACCAAGCGCGGCAAGCCCGTGGGGTTCAGCCGGGCTCGAACGCTGAAGGCGCTGCTGAAGTCGGGCTTCGGTTTCAAGGTCAAGCGATCGAAGGACCAGCAGGCATTCGTGCTGCGGGTCAAGGCTTGGGGCGAGGCTGTTCACCTGATGGAGTCTGGCCGCAAGCGGACCCAGAGCATCAAGCGCAAGGGCGGAAAGACGTACCAGACCAGCAACCAGTACCGCGGCTGGATGCGTGGCATCAACATCCTCAAGGCGTTCTCGGCGACAGCCAGTCAAATGCTCTCAACGCGGCTGCCGCCGATGATTGAGAAGGCCGCGGCAAATGCCGCTCGACGTGCTGGGGTGAGGCAGGCAACATGAGCGCGACCATCGCTGCAGTCGTTCGGGATGCATTGCTGTCCAACAGCAGCGTGGTGAGCCTGGTCGGGACCACCCCGTTGAACGCTCGCATATTCGTGTCGTACCGAGACGTGACCGGCTATCCGTGCATCGTGCTGGAGTACAACGACAACTCCGACGTGAGCCCGGCTATCGACCGCACCGATCGCCTGCGGCGGCTGAGCGTTGACATCGACTGCATCGCCACCACGGCGAAGGCCAGCCTTGCCTTGGCCGAGGCTGTCCGCAAGGGCATCCACGGCGCCGCCGGAACCAGCCGGAGCACCACTGTCATGGAGATCCGTGTGGCCCGCGAGAACACCACCTACGACTCGGGCGCCGAGGGCGACGAGGCGGGCTATCACGTGACTTCTGTAGGCGTCGATGCGTACTACCGCAGCGACGCAGTGACACCCTCAACCATCTACCAGGGCGGCCTGCCGCCTGCACCATAAGGAGACACAGACATGCCAGCCATTGCATCGTGGGGCACCACCCTCAAGTACGGAGCATCGGGCACCGGTTGCACCTACACCGGCACCCCGGCGACTCTGGTGGGCAACGTGCTCAGCCTGAACGTCGACGGGATCAGCCTGACCACCATCGACGTGACCACCCTCTCGGACCGCTTCCGCAAGTTCGTGGGCGGCCTGGTTGACTCGGGAACCCTGAGCCTCGAAGTCAACCTGGACACCGACACTGGCAGCAACCAGACCACGCTCTACGATGATCTGGACTCGACACTGACCGGCGCCAACACCTGCCGCGCGTTCCTCCTGGAGTTTGGTGAGGCCACCAACAACAAGGGCACCACGGTCCAGTGCGCCGGCTACGTGACGCAGTTCAGCGCTCGGGCCGGTATCGACGCGTCGGTGACCGCCAGCATCACCATCAAGCTCAACGGCTCTGTGGCCATTGCGGACGTGGCGTGATGAGCAGTCTCAGGGACCAACTGTTGGCCCTTCGGGCGACCGTCCCTTCGGAGATGGTCAACGTGCCCGGCGTCGGTGAGGTCGAGGTTCGGGGCCTCACTGCCGCCGGGCGTGACGAATGGGAGCAGCGCATCGTCTCGGCCAAGGGAAGGTCGGTGCGCAACATTCGGGCAAGCCTAGTGGCGCTGTGCGTGTACGCCGATGGCAAGCCCGTCTTCAGCAGCGTCGACGTTGACGCGATCGGCGATATGCCTGCTCAAGTCGTGGACCACCTGTACACGGTGGCGACGCGTCTTAGCGGGCTTGGTGCCAAGGACCAGGAGGAGCTGGAGGGAAACTCCGAGAGCGCCCGCTGAGACAGTTCCTGTTTCGGTTGGCGCTGGCGTTGGGTCGAACGGTGGCGGAACTGGAGGCGACCATGAGCAGCCAAGAGCTGAGCGAATGGATGGCGTACGAGCGGGTCGATGGTCCGGTCGGGCCCCAACGTGAGGACCTGCGCGCCGGGATCATCGCCGCGACAGTCGCCAACTGCCACCGCAGCAAGGGCGTGGCGTTCAAGCCCACCGACTTCATGCCGTACTACGAGCGGCCGCGCACCGATCCTGACGCCGGCTTGGCTGCCCTGCGCGCGGCAATCGCACGAAAGGCAACGTAATGGCGACCATTGCAAACCTGAAGAGCAAACTCACGCTTGACATTGGCGAGTTCTCGTCGGCTGCGGACCGGGCTGTTGGCAAGGCCAAGTCGATGAGCAAAGGCATTGAGGAGTCGCTAAAGAAAGCCGGAAAGCAGTGGCGTGACAGTGTGGGCAAGGGCGTCATGGCATTGGTCGGCGCACAGATGGCTGACACTCTCGTGAAGACGATTGACGAGCGGATGAAGTCGCCAATGTTCGACAACATTGGAGCAAACTTGGCATACGCCATCGGCGAGGGATTCAAGACAACGCTGGAAACAGTCCCGATTGCTGGCACTGTCGGAAACTGGATCGGTTCTGCCCTTGGCAAGGCAAGCGATTTCGTGGGCCTGTCCAATGACGCAAGTGGAGAGCAGGAGGCACGCCAGCAGGCAAGTCGGCAGGCAGCCGAACTTCGTCAAAATGCGGTCAATTCAGTCGGTGAGATTGTCAAGCAGCTTGAGCGACAGAAGGCTTTGGCATCGGCCATCAACCAGGCTGAGCGGGAGCGGCTGGAACAGCAATACAAACTTGAAGACCTGCTGAAGCAGGTCAACGCGGCCGGGCTCAAGGGCGGGCTGAGCCCTGATCAGATTCGGGCGCAGGCTGAACGCGTCAGGGAGGAGTTTGCTGGCGTGCAGCGTGCAAACGAAGAGGCAAAGCGGCGAGAGGAAGAGCGGCTGGCGAATCAAGAGTTTTGGACGCAAGAGCTGGAGAAGGGCCAGGAGATCATGGACGAGATCGAGGAGGCTTGGGACTACATTGCGGAACTTGGCGAGTTGACCGCAGAAGCCCAGGCCGAGGCTGCAGCGCAAGCCGAGAAGCGTGCCAAGGCAAACGCCGAAGAGGCAATGGCTGCGGCTCGCCGGGCCCTTGAGTTCAGCAACGTCGAAACCATCGGCACTGCCATTGGCGGCGTCAAGATCGGCGGGATGACCAGCAACAGCATCGAGCGCATGATGCCGACTCAGGAGGCGATCAAGTCCTACTCCGCCCAGATCGCCCGCAACACTGAGCGGCTGGCCGCCGCGGGAGCACCCTGACCATGGCCATCATCATCAACCAGAAGCCCGATGGCGTGTCGATCCAGTTTGACCGCGGAAAGTGGTCCGGGACTTCGGCCTACGTGATCCGGGATGACGCTGGGGCCCAGATCGACTCCTCTCAGATCATGGGCGCGTCGGGCATCATCACAAAGTTGGGGCCCACGGAGTTCGGCGGCGGCTCCGGTGCGCTGAGTGACCTGGGCGGTTACTGGTCGACACGACTGCGGCAGGTCTCATTCGACCTGAAGCAGCAGGACGCTGGCGGCTACGTCTGGGAAGCCACGGTGAACTTTGACAGCAACGTCGGGGACAACGTGGTCACGCCAGTAGACCAGAAGAATGAGACGCAGTCCGGGTTTACCGCAGTCGAACTATCTGTCCAGGGCGAGCCGGTCGACGTGTGGCGGGTCGGTGCCACGTTGCCAACGGGCGGCAACATCGAGAACCCGCCGGACACCGACATCGGCGGCACCAAGGTCGACAGCGGCGGCGAGCCGATCAGCACCTTCGTGAACATTGCCCGCGTGACATACCGCAACGTGGTCGTGGGCAGGCCCACCGTGCCGCTGTCTGCAATCAACACCCGCAACAGTGCCTCCTATTCGGTCGGTGCGTACTCATTCGCGGCCAAGACGCTGCTGTTCACGGGCTGCTCGGTGAGCCGCGTCGGGGTGTCGACGTATGAGATCGTGTACACGTTCGCCTACGACGCGAACTACCACCTGCGGCAGATCGCTACCCGAATGCCTGACACCCGCGAAGTCCAGGTCGGGGCAAAGGCTGACACCTGCGGATCCACGCCCACCAGCAGCGACAAGGCGTTCGCCATGTGTGTCTACTGGCGGCAGCCGTTCCCAACTACCGGCGCGTTCGCGTCGACCATTGGCACCCTCGCATGAGAGTCAACGGTTCAACCAAGAGGCCGATCGGTCCCTGGTCTCCGAACCAGGTGCGGGTCATTGCGGACGCGGTCAACTCGTACAACGATGACCGGCGGACCCCCGCCGCTGCTGGCGTCAAGATCCCCACCCTCATCGTGGCCCGCATCACGGGCTCGACCGCTATCAGCGGCAAGACGGCCACGGTGGGCGGCGTCGCCAACACGCCGGTGGCGTGGCGGTACGACTGGGAGGAGGCGTTTGTCAACGGTTCCGACGCCTACCAGACAGCCAAGGACTATCGGCGGAAGAGCAGCCTGACCAGCGGAACGCTCGGCCGTGCGTTCAACGGCTGCGAGGGACCGCAGATCATCGGTGCCACCACCACGCTGGGCCCTGGCATCACCACGGCCAACATCCCCGCTGGCTACCTGATCAAGCCCATCGCCAACAACACGGTGGTGCTCATGTACGCGCTCAACCGCGACAACGGGCAGCCCTTGTTTTTCTTCTGCTGCCCCAACGCCATCGACGGAGCCTGCGAATGACGCCCCTTGGACCACGCCACCAGACCAACCCGCAGCTGGCGTTCGCCATCAGCCTGCTGCAGCTGGTCACGCTCATCATCGGCGTGGCCGGAGTGTTCGTCACGCTCGGCCGCAAGGACGCCATCCTCGAACGGCAGGACCGCGACATATCCGAGCTGCGGGCCATCGCCCAGGAACTGGTGAAGAGCCAGGTGCTTGGTGCAGCCAACGACCAGAAGCACGGAGAGGCCCTGCAGGCGGTCGGGACGCGGCTGGACAGGCTGGAGGGTCGCCGGTGATCCGGTCGCTGCTGTTCCTGATCCTCGTGGCCCTGGCGGGCTGCTCGTCTGCTGAGGCCATCAGCGTCCAAGCCACGGCGGTGGGCGACCGAGCCGCCACAATCCGCGGTCTGGCAGAGCGGATCGGTGCCCAGTCGAGCCAGCCCGAAGTGGTGACCGATGCCGCGACGATCAGCCTCGAGGCTCAGTCGATCCAGAGGAGCGTTGGCGTCATCCACCAGCGCGTGACGCAGGTGCGGGATATCACGCCTTGGTGGGCCACCCTGCTGCAGTGGGGCCTGATCGCCCTGGCCGGCGCCGCGGCGGTGTACCTAGTTCACGCCACCGGCATCGGTGCGGCGATTCGGGTGGCCATCGGGTGGCTGCCCCGTCGCAAGGTGCACGAGGCCGAGATGGCGGCGGCCACGATGGCAACGGACAAGCCCGAGACGATTCGGGAATGGATCGCCATGAAGCGAGCATCGGACAAGGAGTTCGACGCGGCATGGCGAAAAACTCAACAGGAGACAAGACCATGATTCTCGCCACCGCTGAAAGTCTGATCGGTTCTATCTGGGCCGCGTTCGCATGCCTGGCCGTGGGCTACATCGCCGGGCATGTCGTCAGCCTCGACCGCATTTCGGGCTGGTTCAAGAAGTGAACCTAGTTCCGGCGTCGTGCTGCTGTGGCGGCTCGTGCCTCACTGGCTGCGAGTGTCCAGAATCCACAACGCTACCGAGCAGCGTTCTGGCCACCATTACATTTTCGGATTGCTGCGGCAATTCGAGGATTGTTTCGACTGTTCTTGTGCTTACGAGTTCGGGATTGTGCGGAGCCTGCCTGCAGTGCACCCGGTACGAATGGTTGGCTACCAGGACATACGCGCCGGGCTCAAGTTGCACTAGTTACCTGTGCACGGGCATAACCTTTGACTTCGACTGCGAGCCAATCAGTGGTGAAGAGTGCTTTCACACCGAAGGCCAGCTGTATCAGGTGTCACTCGCTCCAGACAGCTGCACGTACGACGATGGGACTGGTCAGTTTGGACAGTGCAAGCTCTGGGCTCTTAGGTTTGCGTTTACTGTCAAGGGCTATCAGGCTGTGGGATATTTGGCTGGCGACTCATCAAACGTGTGCTTATGTCAGTACCCGTCCGGTGCGTGCCAAGCGACAGGCGGGTGCGCTGGCGGTCTCGTGACTGTTTGCAAGGCAGACGGGCAAGCAGATCCTCGAGGCTCTTATGGCGATTGCACTGGCGATCTGTATTTCTGCGATGAACAGGATGCGTGGAACTGCAATCCATCTGCGTCGGCGGTGGTCTCGTGATTGAGTGCGACCACTGGTCCCCGTGCACGGTCAAGTCAGGTGGCTGCTGCGCTGCTGGTCACTACGGCGGCCGCCCCAGCCTTGGCGTCTGCGGCCGCTGCCCGCACCGGGTTGTCGGCGGCGAGCAGCCCGAGGGCACGACCGTGACCTACGGAGCAACCACAGCCAGGGCGGTGGAGTACCTGAAGGCTGAGGCGAATCACGCCCTCAACGGGCCGGCCCCGGCCGAGGTGGTCGAAGCCCGCAAGGCCGCCTGCCGCAGCTGCGAGCACCGGGTGGACAGCCTCGAGGACAACACCGACCCAGGCGGTATCGGGTTCTGCACGAAGTGCGGCTGCGGCGGCAGCCGACGGGCCGCGCTCTCGGTGAAGTTGACGATGGCCAGCGTGTCGTGCCCGGTTGGGAAGTTCCAGCCGGTGACAGGCGTGGGCGGCAGCGTCGAGAGCGTCATGCAGGCGCTCAAGGGCCTGGCGATGAGCGTGGTCGACCGGACGAAAACCTAGACGCCACGCTTGACGAAGGTGGCCAGGAAGGCGAACACCATGACCACCCCGCACGCCTGTACATCGCTCTGCAGCGCTCGGTTACGAGGATCGGACACAATCCACGCCAGCACGATGATTGCCAGCAAGGCTCCGGAGATGATCCGCAGAATCAGCCGCAGTCGGCCGCTGTTGGCCATTGCGGGCTCTGGTTCTTGGACAGTCGGCATGACTACCGCTTCTGCGTGTGGTCTTTGTGATTGAGGACCAGACCGTAGAGGAAGACACCCACGCCGACTGCGATGGCAAGGCTGCCGCCGACCTTGACGGCCACGCCGCCTTCACCGGCGACAACCGCAAACAGACCCGGCAACGCAATCAGGGTTCCCAGAAGAATGAGCAGGATTGCTTTCATGCTCGCACGATAAACCGCAGGCCCGTCCGAGAGCAATGGTGGTCAGCCGCCGTTTTCGTGAATTTCGTATCCTGTCCGCCCTCATGGTGATCCGGGTCACCGTAGAGTTTCGCGTGGATTCAGGTAGTGCAACTCGGGGTCGGCCGTTGACCGGCTTGCTCGACCAGGTCGAGTCCTGGCAGGTCTACGCGCGCGAAGTCGAGGGACACAGTACTGCCCACGCGGCGCAGGCGGCCCGGTGGGTCCGTTCATGGCTGCAACATTCCCGAGAACACGCGACACCTGATGCGTGCGTCGCGTGGCTTCGGGACATGGTGATGGGTCATGCCCTGAGCCCACAGACCATCCGCAACCGGGCGAGCGCGTGCCGCCGGTTCTGCGGCTGGATGGTTGTCCAGGGCGTGCTGGACGCAAACCCATGGGCCTCGCTCCCGATGCCCAGGGGACGTACCCGGCAGGGCGCTGACGCGTTCACCGACGAGCAGGTGGCCGCGCTCATCGCCCAGGCGGAACGGATGGCCAAGGATGGACGCAAGCCAGCCGACCGGGCGTCGGCCGCCAACCGGGCCAACCTGTACAGGTTCCTCAGCCTGACCGGCCTGCGACGTGGCGAGGCCCGGGCCCAGCGATGGGAGGACATTAACCTGCAGGCCCGCACCATGGTGGTGACCCACGACAAGGCCCGACGCGCTGACCCGATCCCGTTGTCGGTGGCAGCGTGTGGCATGCTGCGGCAGATGCTGGCAGGACGTGGCACCGGGCTGGTGTTTCCCACCATTGTCACCGACAAGGCCCTGGAGGCCGACTGCAAGGCGTGCGGGATCACCGGCCGTGGCAAGTGGCACAGATTTAGGGTGGGGTTCGTGACCGAATCCTTCGAGGCTGGGGTGGCCCCGGAACTCATCCAGCGGCTGGCCCGGCACCGCTCTATCGACCAGACCCACCGCTACTTGCGTCATCGGGAGGAACGTCTGCGGGAAGCGGTCGAGCAGAGATCGGAAAAATATCGAAATGGTTGTCGACCAAAACCTCGTGCAGCCGATAGGTTCCCCGTGGATTCAGACATGGCCATGGGCGCAACCATCACCGAGAGCACCAAGACGACCAGCCAGGTCGCAGCGCCCCACGGCTCTGAATCCACAAACAACCTGGCTGGTCTTCTGCGTGCTCTCGGCCGCTCGCGGGTTACTGTTGCTCCGACAAACGAAAAGGCCCGCGTCAATCGACGCGAGCCTCTCGTGAGTCGGGGTGACAGGATTTGCACCCACACCCCCACCGACGTGGGGACCGAGCGGCTGATTCATGCGGCCACGCTCCTGCTGGAGCTGGCCGTGCTGCAGATGCAGCGAGGAGCCGCCAGTGACAACGCAGGAACAGGTCGGACGATTCGGGCAGGTGGTCGAGGACGTGGGCCTCGCCATTCAGGACTTGCGGAACGAAGGCCGCGGGCTTGACGCTCGCAAGGTCGAGTTGGTCATCGAGCATCACGCCGGGGACGTGGTCAGGGCCCTGGCTGAAACCTTCCCAGCAGGTCGCATCGAGCCGCGGTTCGTGCTGCTGGCTGCCGATGCTGTGATCACCCAGACCACTGCCCTGGTCTTGAAGCAGGTCAAGGAACTGAAGAAGCAGGCGGCCGAGGCGCCTCTGGCCGTCCTGGGCCAAGGCGACTACCGGCGAGACATCAAGGCCGACCCACCGATGCGGGTCAGGTCCGGCCTGTGGTCGCGGTTCTGTGGCCTGTGGTCGCGGTTCTGTGCTCGTGCCGCTCGACTCCTCGGAGCCAGGGAGGTGACGCTGTGAGCCCCAAGACCAAGTTCGTGAACCAGACCCAGGCATGCAACATGCTGGGCTTCCCTGGCAAGAAGGGACAGTCGGACGTTCAGAGGCTTGAGGAACTGGGACTCAAGCCGGTGTCTTCGGAGCCATACGCCAAGGGTCTTCGTAGGTGGTACTTCGTGCCCGATGTTCTCAAGGCAAAGGCAAGTGTGCTGGCAAGTCGCCGTGCCTTCACAACCCATGCCGAATGGCAAACCGACGATCTTCCTGCCGAAATTCAGGCAGAACTACTGATCCTGCGAACAAGGCTTGTGGAGGTTGAGCGCACTCAGTCGGACGTGTTGAGTCAGTTGAACGACATTCGCCGGCAAGTGTTGCCATTGGAGGAGTCTCAATGAGCCACCAGGAAGTCGCCAAGCGTCTTGGCGTGAAGCCGTCCACGGTCAAGACCCTTGAGAAGCGAGCGCTTCTGAAGCTGCTGCGTGCCTGCCAGCAGAGGGGCATCCGATGCAGCTGACCTACGAGGACTGCTCGGTGCCGGACCTGCCTGCCGAGCGGTATCACGCCATCGAGGCGTTGAGCAGCACCGTGGCCAGGGATCTTCTGTCGGCCAGCCCAAGGCACGCCCTGCACCGCAAGCAGCACCGTGAGGAGACGCCAGCCATGCGGCTGGGGACCGCCCTGCATTCGGCCGTGCTGGAGCCTGGACGTCGCATGATCGCCGTGGCACCCCACGTGGACCGCCGCACCAAGGACGGGAAGGCGAAGTACGAGGAGTTTTTACTAAGTAACGCTGGCAAAATTACTCTGAGTGCTGAGCAAGGCGACTTGCTGAGTGGAATGCTGTGCGGCATTCGCAGGTGCAAGTCGGCATTGGCCCTGCTGGACGCAGCTCAGACGCGGGAACTGTCCCTGTTTGCCCGTGATCCGGCCGCCAACGTGCTGTGCAAGGCCAGGCTAGATGCATTGAGTCAGGCATCGAGGTTTGTGCTGGACGTGAAGAGCACGAGCGGCCTGGCGACTCGGGACGAATTCGAGCGGGCGATTGCAACCAGAGGCTACGGCTTCCAGGCGGCGTTCTACATGCACGTCGCGTCGCTGCTTGGCTACGAGGTGGACGCGTTCGCGTTCATGGTGGTCGAGTCGGAGCCGCCGCACGAGTGTGCAGTGTTCATGCTGCAGCCCGAGGTAATCGACCTGTACATGCCGCAGGTCACGAAGGCGATGCAGACATACGCCGGGTGCATTGCCAAGGCCGAGTGGCCGGGCTACGAGGACAAGGTTCACGCGATCGGGGTCCCTGTCTGGCTGCGTCGGCAACTGGAGGAAGGCATGGAGGTGGCAGCATGAGCATCGTTCCACTGACTGACATGCAGGCCATCGACCAGATCGTGGTCTCTGGTGACCTGTCGAGGCTGACTC